TAAGTAATTTATAGTTTCTAATGTTTCTGTGTTTGTCATTGTTTTCTCTTTCTTTGTTTGTTTCTATAACTCCCTTATATAGTACTGGTTGCGTATTGCAACAGCTAATTTCATAAAATAGCAATTATTTTTAATTATTTTTTATTTTCTTTATATATATATAAAAAAGTTGTTGTTTTTTGTGGGTTGCCTCTGTTGCTGTTTTATGCAACCGTCAAAAGATGTATATTTATTTTTATAACTCGCTTTTTGCGTGGGTATTTGCCTATGATCAATAAGCTTTTAAACAATGCACAAAAAAATATTACAGAAACAGAACAAAAGCAGAACAAAAGCAGAACAAACAGAGAACAGGGGTACCGTTACTACTACACGCGGCGAAAAAGGGGCTACCCTTACTACTACACGCGATTTTTTGGGCTACCCTTACTACTACACGCGATTTTTACCCCCACCCTTACTACTACATATAGACACTACCCTCACTACTACACGCAAGATATGCCTACCCTTACTACTACATATGTTTATTTGCGTGTATAATAGTTAGATCATAACTTGTATTTTCTAACATTTTAATGCACTGCAACCACGTTGCTCGATATCTATATGCTTTTTGTAATGTCAATGCTTTGCCTGAACAATGTAACCACTGATTACTCATAGCGTGCTTTAAATAAAATCCCTCACCTACTTTAGCTATTTTAGCCTTAGTATTAGCGTTTTGCGGCCTGTAAGTCTGTATTTTCTTGTTGCTGTCACGTTTTGGAAAGCGATTAGGTGCATAACGACGCATTTTTATAAACGTCTTGCCTGACATTTTGAGTGCAGTATGTATCTCAAATATGCTCTTTTGCGATTGCCACAATTTACTGGCTTTAGCTATCTCACTTGTATCTGTGTAGCGTTTATATTGGTTACGGACTACCCTCTGGGCTACTTTTGGCTTGTCAACCTTTGGCGCACCTCTCTTTGGCAGTTTATGCCTGTTTCTGTGTGCATATAGTTGTAAACTAGCATAAGTAACACCAAGCCGCTCCGCTATAACGTGTGTTGTTAAGTCTGTTTTCCACAATCGTATTGCAATTTCTTGCTTTTCTTCTGTCCATATCCTACTTTTTGCCATTATCTTTGTGTTTTTTTATAAGATCGTCTAATAAATTAGTTTCTTCGTTAACAATATAAGCATTTATAACTGCATAGCTTGTAGCTCCTGCTGTAGTAGCCGCGCTAAGTGAAAATACACCGCCAAGTACCGAACCATCATCAAGAACTACGCAAGCGTCACCATTACTTACTTCAATATAAGATATAAAACGCTTAGTGTATTCTTCCATTGTTACTTCTTTTTAGTCTTAACCTTGCTGACTGGTTTTTTTGGCTCTGCAATGTCTTTTGGTTTTGGCTTCTCAAGCTTACCTTCCTCAATCCACTCTAACACCCTAATGTAGATGTAAGGTATTGGCTCTATAGCTCCAGTGCAATGCCTCATAACTGTTGATCTGTTTACACCACAAAATCTAGCGTATGATGCAAAGTTAAACCCTAAATCTTGTAGTTTTTTTTTGTATTCGTGATTATCCATTTTATTCCCCTCTATGCTTTTATACAAAAGTATTGTAATTATACTCCATAACAAAAGCCTGTGCTTTCTTGCTTTTATTTGTTTATATATTTTCGTTAATTCATAATTTGACATAATGCAACACTTAATTTTGCATTTTTATGTTTCTTAGGGCTTTAGAGTTAATTTCGTACTCTTTTAGTCGCATTATCTCATGCTTTTTGATCTGATTAAAGGTAGTACCTGCACTACTACACGTACCAGTTATAGAGTTAGGTGTTGTATTTAATGCAAAAGCCACTTGTGATATTGTCCACCAAGGGCAACGATTTATCTCTGCATATATTTTATTAATCAGCATCTATAATCCCCAATACCGATACGGCTTTGCGATAAGTTACAACCCGCCTTACATACTCTTGTTTAACACTTTCCATCAATACACCTGCTGACCTTGGCGCATAGTTCTTACTGCTCCTACGCCAGTTATTACACGCTAATTCAATCAAATCAGGTGGGTATTCTGATAAATCCTCTATCCATTCGCGGTCAAGTTGCGTCTGTACTGTTTGATCTGTCTCTTTCTCAAAATATCGGCTTTCTAATATTTCTATCTTACCTAAGATATATGTTGGCTCACTAGGTTGTAACTTACTTAGGTAAAACTCGCGTACTTGTATAATGTTCTGCTTTTGTTTCGTAGCTAGTTCTTTGTCTTGAGCGCAATCAAACGCTCTTGGCCAACCCTTGAGCTTGCAGTTCATTAAGTAACTCTCCCCGTCTTTTACGGCGGCTGTCACCAATTTCTTTGAGTTTTGTAGTTGTATTATATTGTTTGACATTTTTATCTCCTGTTTTCTCTAACTTCCATTGCACGTTGTTTTGTAACCATGCTCTCCACTGTCTGTTGAAGTCTGTTGATTTTGTTTGCTTGTCGGTATGATAGGCAATGAACTTCTCAAGTTGTAATTCTAATTCATCACTTGTCATATGCTTTTCAATTAGTTTGTAAGTTTTAGTATTTTTGTTTAGCTCCTTTGGTATAAAATTATTAATAATAGTATGGTTATTTATATGGTTATGGTTATGGTTATGGTTGCTAGAGCTTTGCTTTGTTTTTGCTATAGCTTTGCTAGAACTTTTATTGTTACTTTTCAGTGACTTAGCGTGACCACCCCTTTTTCCTGCATCAACACGCGCTTTATGCTTTGCATTTGACTTATCATATTCTTCTGACAATCTTTTGTTATAATATCTATCTTTTTTTATGTGAAAGAACTCGTCTAAAACTGATTGTAAAACGTCTATATCATCTTGTGATCTGCATAAGCATTTGCGTGCAATCCAAGTAATGTCATTTGGTATAGTGCAACCTGTTGTTGTCCAACAAAGTCTGAGAAGCCTATGGTAAGCTCCATCTTCAGCTAATGTTAAGTGTGCTATCTTATATCCCATGTCTTTTGGAAAATAGCAGAAGTACGGCAGTGTAGTCATAATTTTATCCCTATTTGTTATTAGTTAAATTTCTATAAATTTGTCAATATATATTTTTGCCAAGCCTCCTTTTCTTTTGTCTATCCAATACATCTCTAAATGCTTTATTTGACTGTCATCTACAATTACGGCTCCAGTAAGTGCATCTTGAATACCTTTGGCATGGTTATCTAAGTCTCTACGACGCTTACAAGGCGCACTGAGAGCTATTTCTAACTTTATGTCATAATCTAACAAGTCACCATTATATTGTCCCTGCAAAGCTTCTATAGCCTTTTCTCGCCATATCCTGTACCTTTTGGATTTTATCCTACGTCTGCCATGATTAGAATACATAGAATTGACCGATATCGGGAATGGCAAGATTAAATCAAGCATCAGGCACAATGTCCTTTATCTCAATGCCCCACTTAGCCGCTTGTGCAATTATAAGCTCACATAACTGACTGTGTTGGTCTTTAGTCATACTCGAAGTGCTAGGATTAAGAACCAACATACCGCCATCAAGGTCTGGCATAAACTGTGCTTTGAATAGACTTGCCGCAAATAATTGCTTCCAATCATCTGGTTTGTAACGACCACCGACTTTGTGCATACCCCAAGTATTACCATCAAATTTAATTTGATTGCTTATAATAGTTAACAAAGCCCACATTAATTTATTCTGGTCTGTTGTACGTTTATCACGCTGAAAGCTTATATAGGTATTGATTGGGCTACGCCTAACAAGATCAAGTGCTTTACCGCGCTCAACCTCGTTAGTAATTTGTAACGTATATTTTCCCATGACTAGAATGGTATCTCATCATCAAGCGGATATTCGTCTACAACCTTACGATTTGGACTCATTTTAGGCTGACCATCACTACTACTTTTAGATAGTAATTGTATAACACCATTGTATCGCTCTAGCACTACCTCAGTTACATAGCGGTCTGAACCACTACTGTCTTGATATTTACGTGTCTGTAACTTACCCTCAAGATAAATCTTAGTACCTTTACCTGCGTAGCTATCTAACACATTAATTAAGTTCTCATTAAAAACCGATATCTTGTGCCATTGTGTACGCTCTTGTTGTTGGCCGTCTTTACCTTTCCACTTCTCGCTCGTAGCAAGGCTAAATGACATAACCTTATTGTTGTTCGAAAATGTACGGGTATCTAAATCCGTTCCAATGTTGCCTATTAGTATTACTTTGTTTATCACTTTTTATCTCCTATGTTTAGTGATTTGATAATAGAATTAACTTCATCGTTAGCTTCCAATATTTTATCTAGTATTGCTTTTTCCAACACTGGATCTCTTTCTACTGTAACTGTGGCCATAACCATATCAGTTGGCCATCTGTTATCGTAAGATACAATGTCAACTCTATCTAAGTTGCAAACCATCATTTGTAAGCCAAGTTGATACTTGTATTGCTTGGCATGATGTCCAGTTGTGTAGTATTTTAGGTGCATAGCATCTGCAAAAGGGCATTTTATCTCTAGCAAATAACTAATCTTATTGTCTTTCATTACTAAACCATCAGGTGATACTGTTATAAAGTCATATTCCTCATGGGTAACAATTCCACAAGTCTGCACATGAACGTCATTAACCATGCTGTAGTATTGTCTGGCCTCCTCCTCAGTCTCACTACCATGCTCCATTGCTTTGCTTGTAAAAGTATTTTGTGAGTATGTTTTTGTAAGTCTCTCTCTAACTAAAGAGGCAATAAGATTATTTCTAGTTGCTGTTGACTTACCTAAGAATAGATTACCTACTCTACTCGCACTGATTTTACCTGCCTTAAGTGCAAACCATTCAGGTGAACCTTGTTCTACCGCATTAATTAACATTTGTTTTTGCTCCTAGCTTAGTTTTAATCTGACTGTAATAATTGTTTAACTCTGTCTTAGTCTTACCGCTTGGCAACTTTAACTTAGCTAACTCCATAGCGTAACCATTAAGCTCATTAACATCTTTCGCACTGCCAAATAGTTTGCTGTAATGTTCTAGCAAGTCTTGATCTGTACCTCGTGATGTAATTTCACTGTAATCATTATCAACAGTTCTTAGTGCTAACAATGCAACAGTTGAACCTCTACGGGCGTATGTAAAAGCCGCTTGGCAATCATGTGGTGATAATGATATTGGCCTCATGTATAAATATGATTTTACAAACTCGTCGCTATCTGCATGAGTTAGCGTTGCGCTAAATTTTATAACACCATCTTCTATGCTCTCCATGCTGTGCATTAGTGTAAGACCATTTTTTGTTAAGACTGGTTGTACTGCATCTAGTATACTCGTTATGTTAGCATACTCAAAGTTAGTCTTACCATATTTAACAGCCGCATTATAAGTAACAGCAGGTAATTCTGGCGTTGCTTTCAATAATGCTTTTTGTAGTTGTTTTGTATTCTCTGATTTATCCATTTTTTTAATCCCTAGATGGCTAATATAGCAAGTGCTATTGCAGTTGCTAGTAATGTTGCTGTTAGTGTTATCATCACTAACAAATTAATTAGTTCTTTTTTGCTTTCTGCTGACAATATTTCTTGTTCTGATTTGTGCATCAGCTCAACATCAAGAAGTGTTAGTTCGGCTCTTATTGGCGTGTAATAGCAATCATAACAGACTACAACACCTTGCTCATAACGCATATCGCGTTTGTCATAGCGTGTTTTACATTCACTGCATTTTGTTTTTTTACTGTTTAGCATTTCTTATGCTTTCATTTAGATCGTGTAATTTATTAGCATTAAGCCTTTTGCCATGTAGCTTGCAGATTGGTGTCCAGTGTTTCTCTGGTATGCCATTGCCAACCCACTTTCTGATGCTATCAGATTGCAGTCCATCACATTGACTTGCAATTATCTTGCTACCTCCGCACCTTTCTATAATGTTAGTTATGCTAAGTTTCATTTGTATTTCTCCTAATATTTCTCACTGAACTCTTTAGTCTTTTTGTCATAGCTTAGTGCCATATCAATTAAATTATCTAGTTTTTCAGGTAATTTAGTTTCTATATCATACATGGACGATGCACGTATCTTTGTGTCCTTTAACTTACTAGCGGCAAGCTCTAAGATAGCATAAGCGTCTGATAATGGCTCGTCACCACAATCTAAAATTTCTTTTGCATCTCTTAGTGAGGTATCTAAATTTCCGTCATAATTTTTTACGGCAGTTTCTATAACCTTTTGCCAAACTCGTTTTTGTTTATACATATTACTATCTCCTTTAAAAGCGGCTTGATTGCCAAGTAATATAGATACAGTAGGGTATGCTTATATATAAGTCAACACAATTCGTAAAATAATTCCGATAATTATGTAAATAAATTACAAAACAACGGAAATTAATTCTTGTAATACATTTCTATTAGTGTATACTGTAGCTATTGCAGGGCAATATCGCCACCAAACATAGGAGTTGCAATATGACTGATGACTATACGCTTGAAGAAAAACATAAACAGTATTTAAAAGCATTTAAGTATAAACAAAACAAAGGTGATTATCGCAAAAAAGATAGTGAAAAACTAAAGACGTATAAGGCTGAAAACGTGTACTATAAAACTATGGGTACTAAGTTTAATAGCACTGAAAAAGAGCTTAAAGATTTACATAAAAGAATAGTTAATTCTAAAACTTGGTTTAACAATTCTGTCATAAAATACAAACCAAAATTAGAGTTTTCTAATAGATTATATGGGGCAAACGCTGATAAATATAGAGTACGTATCGGTAGTATGATGTGTAAAGAAGTGCTTATACATGAGTTAGCACATAGCATAGGCAATTTACATCATGGTCGTTCATTTAGGCAATCACAAGTTATGCTTACTGGCAGGTTCTTAGGTGCTGAACATAAAAAGGCACTTATGAAAGCTTACAAAGAAGCAGGTCTATCATACGGCAAAGCACGTAAACCAAAATCATATGAACAATGGGTAAAGTCTTACAAGCATATGCAAAAGATCAAAGATTTACCAAAAAAGGAAAGTAACATGAAAGCAGATAAATTTGTAAAGTTAGCCAATAAAAGAGTTAATCGTGTTTTTAAACAATTACAATTAATAGGCAATCTTTCTGTTAGAAATCATTATGACTATACGCAAGACGAAGTTGATCAAATATTAAAGGCTATAGAAAAAGAAGTTGCATCAGTTAAAGAGCGTTTTAATGAAGCAAAGAGGCATAGTGATAAAAAACCATTTAAACTAGATTAGTAATTACAACACTGCCCCTGCTTTGGCGGGGCTAATAAACAAGAGGATAACAATGATAGAACAACGCATAGATAAAAAAGGAACTACAACCTTTTATACCAACCATTACTACTACACGCGATTTAAATATCGTGATGCCGTTGTAAGACGCGATAAACGCGATCAACACAAATGGCTTAAGAGATTAAAGGCTGATGTTAGCAAAGCAATTAGAGGTGATTATGAGGCTGTCTGACCATCACGACTATGTTAAATTTAAACCACTAACTAAAATGCAGTTTGGTCAACTATTGATAGAGCAAGATGGTAAATGCGCGACTTGTAAAGAACCTTTAGTGTTCAAAGCAAGGCAGATACGCGAAGAACATTTACATCAACGCAGTATGGGTGGAAAACACGACTTAGATAATATCTCGCTGACCTGTATTAAGTGTGCAATAAAGAAAGACAAAGCAGATAGTCTAGCACGTAAAAAGTTACGTTCGCTACTGAAAACAACTGCTAAGTCGCAAAAACCGAAACAAAAAATCCAAGGTCGCAAGATACAATCAAGAGGCTTTAACAATACTTATAAACCAAACATAAAGGAGTTAGATTAATGGCTTTTATACAATCATGGAATTGGCAAGACAATATAGACGAATATATGGACATCTACTTTCTTAACCAAGAGCTAGTCCATGAAGATGACGACTGTCTGAAATATGACTTTCATTTATTTAGGCGTGACGTATACACCAACAAATTTAATTTTATTGAGACACTAAACTGGTCATCATACACTACCTATGGTGTTGATAAGGCAACTGAGTTTTATGCTATCTGTGATAAATTAGAGCTACAATATCAGCAAGCGGCTAACGTGGCCTCACAGTTGTTCGGTGTACCTCGCCAAGTTTAGAATGATATGTAATGACTTTAGCACCTCTTGCCGATACGTAGCCCCCTCTAGCCGCATATGCATCTCGTGTTGACAAAGTAGGATTTTGCTCCACGATGGCTCCCATATCCTCCACCACACGTTCGTGATGCATATGTCCAGTGTGAATATAAGCTTGTGTTGCCTTTCCCCATAACTTACGGAAACGTGGCTCACTCGCAAACAGTTTTGGTAGTTGTGCCATTTTCTTTTTGTGGCCATGATGAAACCCTAACAGTATCTCCCCATGCAAATAAGCGTAGTATGGAAACTCATTATCTATGACTTCTACTCTTTTATCATCTTTAAACACATATTTGATATGTTTTCTTAGCCATATTGAACCTGACATATCGTGATTACCTTCTGCCTGTACTACTACAACTTTACCAAACTTTTTAAGCATCATATCAACAGCTTGGGTCATTATCTCTATTGTTAGCTCAACAAGCTTGCTATAGCGTGTATCAGCATCAAGTATATGACCAGACATAGGCGTGACAGCCGTTATGCCATCAAAATGTAGGAAATCACCTAATTGGCAAAGAAATCCTGTATGAGCTTTTGGTGCGGCTTCTATCATATCTGATATCGCATTTAAAAATACACGTTTAGATATATTTACGTCCCAATCGTCACCTGTCTCTGCTTCCCATGCGTACATACCCAAATGAAAGTCGGTAATCGTAATAAGCGATAGTAAGTCTTTATCTGTATGTTTGACTTTAGGGCTTGGCTTGAACGGCTTATAGTTTTTATGCGTTTCTTCAATCGCTTGCAACATAATTTCATGTTGACGCTCTTTGTCAGTAACAGTCTTAACCCACTGTCCAGTTAATTGACCACTTGCATTATAATATGTGGAAACACCTTTGACTTGGAACCCATCTGGAACTGTTGCGGTCATGTCATGTTCTGGCGCATGACCTTTTCTAGCGGCTCTTGCTTTTATTCCACTACAAATCGTATAAATAGCTCTGCTAGATATACCAAAATGTGCGGCTGTATCGTCAACATTGTCATAATGTGCGCGAGCTTTAATTATATCTAATTCACGTTGATTATTGCAATATTCTTCTAGCTCGTCCCAATTTAATTTACTTTTGTTTGTAATGCCCATTTGTGTTTCTCAACTTTCTGTGCTAACAAAAGGAACAAGGTTGTTTTATCCCCGATCCTTGTGTTTGTTTTAGAGGTCGCTTAATTGCGGCCTCTTTTTTTGTAATTGGAAGTGTGGCATATCAATGTATGACTTCCATAATCCACCCCATTCTAATCCAACACCTAATTGGCTTGCTGATTGTAGCATTGCTGTGGCAACCATTGCTAAATGGTGTTCCTCCCAAGAGGCATTACCATCAACGTAAGCATATACATCTAACGCCTCGCCTGTCTGGTGCGAACTAATTTTCTCATAGCCATCACATTTAGATAGTCCTGCATGAAACAGCTCATTCTGTTCTGCTTGTGTTCTTAACCCACCATGCAAAGGTATACCAAAATCAATTTTAGTTATCTGTATAGCAAGCCTAGCTACTCTAAATATGTCGGGGTCAACACCTAGTAGACGATTGCTACTACTTTTGCTAAATCTAAATGGCATTTACTCGCCTGAGCCTTTATATGTCTTTATGGCTTTTTCAACTGACCTGCCACCAATATAACCACCAACGCCTAGTGTGATTAAGTTCCACAAGCTTTGATATTCTTTTTCTGTCATGCCTTCGGCCTCAAATCCTAAAAAACGAGCTACAACTAAGCCAGTAAACGTAAGCATAACCAATGGCCTCCAGTTGGCTGTTAACCAATGCTCTGAGCTTGCTTCGCTGTTTACTATCTTAGCCTGCCCCATAAGCAACTCTGTATTATATTCATGCACTCTATCCATTGCTCGACCTTGTACCTCAAGTAACAGACGCTTCTGTTCAAGCTTTTCTTCTTTAGACGTATGTAAGTTGTCAATAAGTTCTGTAGCGGGTTTAAATATTCCTGCTATAAGTTCTGTAATTCCCAAGCTCATTTATCAGCCTTTGCATCTAACTTCTGATCTATGCTATCTAATTTGGTAAATAATCTTTCGATTGTGTTAATAAATTCATCTCGCTTTACGTAATTACCTGCAACAGCAACCTCTATGGCTGATAGCTTTTCATTAATATCTTTATCAGTACGCTCTAGTTCTTTGACGCTATTGTAAATTGTAGATATGACTGCGCCTATGATAACGCTAAGTCCACCCAATAATACGTTTATGAGATTTTGTTCCATAATGACCACCGCTCGTAGCGACCTAGTAACAACTTATACGCTATATAAGGTATAGGAAGTCTAAATCTAAATATATAAATAGGCTCATTGCACTCTAAGTAACAACGATTAACCCACCTACGTAGTTTTAAATCTATGAAACGTCCCTGACTTTTCACTACTATATGCTTGGCTCTGCCAATTCTAACTGAGTATAAACTTGTCCGTCTGGTCAATAACGAAAACAATGTCTTTTTTATACTGTTATTGTTTAATAAATACATTGCTGTGACCGCAAAGTCAAATTGATCGCCAACATACTGTTTATCACCATTAGGCTTTACAATTTCCCAACCATTGACTAGCTTATGTCCATCAACTTCTTTCCACTTCTTCGTAAAAAATGTAATATCAATCATTTAGCCCTACCTTTACTACTACATACTACCTTTACTACTACATAAGATCATTATGCTTCTAACGCTTCTAGTCTTGTTTCTAGTGCTTCAATCTTAGCAATAGCATCTTGTAATGCTGATGTAAGTAAAGGCACAATCTTACTTTGGTCAATGCCTTGATAATCTGGCACTTGCCGTGTTGCCATAACTTTCTCTGTTGTTTCTCGCCATAGCTGTCCTTCTTCAAGTGTATCTGGCTCTACAACATCTGAGCTATGTATAACCTCATCAACAGCAGGAGTTAGCTCTTGTTGTTGTTCCTCATAGGTAGCATCAACAGCAGGAGTTAGTTCATTGCCATCTTCGTCATAAGTTGCCTCAACAGCAGGTGTTAGCTCAACTTGGATTGTTTCATATGTTGCTTCTACGGCAGGC